ATGTACAGTCCGGTACAAATAGCCAATAAATTCATAACGTTGGGAAACCAACATCATAATCCTCTGACCCACATGCAACTGCAGAAGCTTACTTATATTGCCCATGGTTACTATTTAGCATTAACAGGTAAGCCTTTGCTCAATGAATGTGTCTCCGCGTGGAAGTACGGTCCAGTTATTCCTGGAATGTACGATGCTTTCAAAGACTATGGAAATAAACCTGTTACGAATGTAGCAGTAGCTCCTTTTGGTGGCATCGTTACTATGGATCCGCAAGCAGAGAGCATTATCGGGGCTGTTTATAAGTTTTACGGCTCGAAAAATGGAATTGAGTTATCAACTCTAACTCATATGCCAGGTACGCCTTGGTCACAAGCTTATAATGGTATTGGCTCGTCAATCATCTCAAATGATGCGATCAAGGCTTATTATCATGATTTATTGAATAACCGACAGCAATGTCAGGGCCTCTGAAAAAGTAATATTCAGGGATGACATGTCTCACAATTCAGATATCTATAAACTTATCGGAGCGGCCGCAGGTGTTGAAAATGGTCGCTCTGAAGCATCCTTAAACTCTACTGACAGTCAAGAACAGGTTTTTAAATCTGCATTTGAGCCGTCTAATCATGAGAGCGACGATGATTCTTCTTCAGAAAATAAAGCTATTCTGGAGGCAGAAGAGTTTGGTTCTAATACTGGTGCATTGCATGAGTTTATGCAGCAGAACAGAATGGACAGTCTTCAAGCTCAGCTTGATATGCTCAAATCACAAGTACGGGATAAGATAGCTGACGCAACTGGTAAAGAAATAGACAATGAGCTTCGGACAAAAATGGCCTCATTCACGGTTTGGTTTATGTCGTGTTGGTGCTTATTCGTTGTCGCAATGTTTACATCGTTTCTTATTGCACATGAAGGAAAGCCTCCAGTTGAAGCGATCGTTGCATTACTAGGTACAAGTACAATTAGTATTGTTGGTTTGGTTGGTTTCGTTGTTAGTGGATTGTTCAAATCAAGAAAAGATAGTGATAAAGAAAAATAACCCGTACATATACGGGTTATCCATAGTTTTAGTTTAGTTATATTTTTGTTTTTCCGTTCTGACTTTTTCCCACTCAGCACGCCCTTCTTCTCGCCTTTTGTCTATGTATTCCGCAAGATCCTGAATATTGATGCAACGTTTTGCTTTTTGTGATGTGCCGATGCGATATGTTGGAACGGGCAACTTACAAGCGTTTGCTTTTGCTTCTGCCGTGGCTGGACTCATGCCAAAGTACTTTTGGCTAACTGCTGAGAGTTCAATGTTTGGGGTATTGAATTCAGCCATCAGTAAAAACAAGGTGTTCATAATTTTCTCCATCAAAACCGGCTGCACCCGGGAAAATCATAATTCTGTGCTGGTGGCAGGAATTAATTTCTGCCAGATAGCGGAAACATATTTTGCCTGATGACGGGCATCAGCCAGGGCGTTGTGCCGTTCGCCATCGAAAGGCATGTCCATTTTGGGGTCGAATCCGATGGAGCGCCCAAGCGTAACGATCGTGCGTACATCGTGGTCATTCCAGTACGCCCACGGGCAGATTTGTCCTGCTCGCTCATAAGCTCCACGTAAAATTACGTTGTCGAAGGTGGCCCCGTTACCCCAGACTTTTAAATATTTCGTATTGTCTGCGTGCCGGTTAATGAAATGGTTTAGTTCTGAGAGAGCATCGCTGATCGACAAAGTATCATCAATACAGATTGCAGCTCGCGCTTCAGGGCTTTGTTTCAACCACCACAGGATGGTATCGCCGTCAGGTGTAGCTCCTTGCTTCATAGCACTGTCCAGGCTGACAACCGCATAGAATTTTTGTCCGATGTCTCCGGTTTCTGGAGTGAAGAACACCGCGCCAATGGAAACGATCGGTGCATCCTTATTTTTCCCCATCGTCTCAAGGTCGATCATTAAGTTGTTCATCACTTCACCTCCTGCGGCGGTTCCGGTAGCGGCATCCAATTGATTACATCGCATTCAGGGATGCTGATATCATCACCAAGCCATCCTTGACCTTCAGACCAGCATTGCACGTAATACCCGTATTCTGTGTTCACTACGCACCACTGCCCGTCATCCGGCATTCGCTCACTACAGCTTATCCAACTATCCGGAGTTACCGGAGAGTTGCCATTTACATCGAAGTTTGGCTCTGCGTCCTGAACCAGGAGGATGTAACCATTCTTGGCAGTATCAAGTTCTAACGCCTCGGTGACGGTGCCGAAATAGCGATTACCTAAATCAGCATCACAAGTGCTTACATCAATGGAAACTTCCATGCCTTCGATTAATTCTGGCAAGTTGTAAGTTTGGTTTACAGGTTGGCCTCCCTGAAGCATGGCGGCGCGGTGACACCAGATAATCCAGCCAAGCGCCATATCCCATGCCATGTATTCTCTATCGCCATTTTTCGCCCTGCGGCGATCTACAGATTCCCCGAAACGCTTCTCCATAAATAATTCATAGGCTGCTCGTTCATCCGATACTGCTGCCAGTGATGCCAGTGCAATTCGTGCCAGTTCCATTTGTTCGCCACGGGTAAGCCCGTTTTCAAGCGGATTTTTAATGAATAATTCGATACGTTCTTTGGTAATAGAATTCATGCTATTTCACCTTAATCTCAACATTTCGCAGTTTTAGCTCACTTTCCTGTTAATGCTAATGCGAGATTTTCTGGAGTAATGAGAGCAGTTATTGTTTTCCCCCTCGCCAGACGAATAATCATGCGTATCTCGCGATCGTCACATGCTCCCGGTCGAACAATTGATATTTGTCCGTTCATCTCACTCTCCTTTGATGCCAGTGTTTACAACCTGGCAAGCCTCTTTGAGCACCCAGTCAACAGCGTCTTTCCATGCTCCGGTTTCGACTGGCGGATTTTCACGCTTAACCTGTTCATAGAAGCGCACTGCTTTAACCAGTCCTTCCGGTACTACTGGCGATGGCTGTTTAGCTTCTAAATCAGCAATTCTGTCAACCACGGCATCGACAGCATCTGAAAAGCCGAACCAGTTGCTCCACTCCGGCCTGTTACCGGTTGCTGCAAAGTACATATCATCTAAAGCAGACTCAGCATGGTCACGCTCGTTAATGAGTTGCTCTTCGCTTTTCTCCAGTTCTGCAATACGCTTGTTTTGGGATTCCCGTTCATCCAGCAGCGCCTGCACTACTTCAGGGTTGAAAGCTGCGATATAACGAGCGTTGTTCTCTGCATTTTTCTGTCCATCAAAGCCGGTCCATTTGATAACGTCTTCACATCGTTTATCACCGGGCGTATGCACCGCATACGTACCAGTACCCGGCGAAATAAATGCGACCCATTCGCTTTGTGTTGCCTGTTTTGCTATCTCACGCAGTGCCTGATAGTCAATCTCGCTCACTGGTTGCCTCCTTTACGGATCTGCGCAGCGATGCACGAAAAAAAAGACTCTCGCGTATGACTGTTAAGAGCTGGCGCGAACGCCGCGTTAAGAACGGCAGCATCACAGCCGTCATCGATATAGAGCGCAATTTTTTTCTCCAGGCGCGCTTTGGCTTCCTGCAACTGCATACCCCGGCACGCACGCGGGATATACTCAGCAATTTGAGCGATAGATTTTTCGTTCTGTTTAAACATGCTTCACCTCGATAGGCTTGATGCTGTCGATCAGCAGTCGGCGGCGCGTATTTTCTGCAAAGTGGCGGCGTCCGGTTTCTTTGTGGTAAAACTCGTTTTTTCCGACGACCCACATCCGCTTTGTCTGGTGCAGTTTTTTTACCTGCGGACCGTCTCGGGTGATAACAATTCCTGTATGAGTTTTTATCACGCTCATTTCTTATTCTCCGGTGCTTTCGGCATTACTGCCCAGTGAGTGATATTGACGTTTTCAAGGTCCCCGACCTGAAATGTCCACTGCCATTCTCCGGTTTCTTTTTGTCCCCAGGTGTACCAGAGAGAACGCCAGCCAATTAGCCAGCCTTCTCCGTTAGCATCAAATAACAGAACACTTTCATTTGCTGGTGGCAGTTCAGCTGACACTGGTATTATTTTGTTTTCCAGTGCCGCACATTTAGCTTCAAGCGCATCGAATTTACGTACCAGGTACTCAGCATTTGTTTCGTTCACTTTCAGATCTCGCGGTACACATTTCCCGCGAAGAAACCCTTCCATTTCGAAAACATTCATGCGCATTTGCGTAACTCCGATAACTCGTTAAAACGTTCCATAAACATCCCGTAGGCATGGCCTGGTGACAGTGGAATAACTTTGAACATCTCTGTCGCCGGGATACCTTCCAGTACAGGCCAGAAAGAGCCATCATCAAGCCCGAGATCGCGGCGTTCGGTTGCCAGCATAATGAGATCGGCATATTTCACTGGCGTGCTCATAACAGGAGGTAACCCGTATTTCTCACGGATTACGGCGTCTATTTTTTCTTCCATCCGTTTATAGTCAGGAAGAAGGCGTTTCAGTGGTGCGGGGATGTCCTGGCAATATGCTTCTGTTGCATCATGCATTAACGCTTCAAAAGCAAATTCCTGCGGCACCAGCTGGCTGCAAAGCACCACATGCTGGGCGACACTGTAGAAGTGTGAAAGATGTCCTGCAAAGCGACAGATATTTGAAAGGGAAACTGCGATATCGTTAATCACGATGTCGTCTTTATTTATCTTGTCATAATAAAAATGCTTCCCGGAAAAAGTTTTAATAAATGACATTTCGTTCTCCACTTTATATGCGCTGCACCGCGCTGAATTCTGCTAAAAGGAAGCTCTCACCATCCGATGATTATTGAGTTAATTACGTTTCCATAAATGCCCCCGCAGGGGCATTTGCAGTAATGAAATCAGGCGGTGAAAGTACCAATAAAGGTTTCTACTTTGCTGTCTTTGAATTTCTCAACAAGCAGATCACGAAATTCGTTAGCCATTTCTTCCTGCATCGCTTCCAGCTGAATAATGCGCAGAACCAGTACAGGACGATCGCCAGTGATAATGCTGAGGCGTAATTTAAACGGACGTTCTTTCAGGCCTTCAAACGGAACGCATTTAAATTCAAATGCCACTGGCATAATGTCTTTGGTTTTCGCTTCGACAGACTCCATCAGAGAGCGTTTGCCGCTGAAGTCATTGTCTTCAAAATCAGCGGTCTGGTTTGCTTCAATTGTGATTTTACGGACTGCCGCAGCCGCTTTGGTTGCCTGAATGGTGTCACCATTAGCATCAAAGCCCACAAGGTAGTCGGCCCAGTCTTCAATCCATTCTGCCAGTGACTTCTGGGAGTTACGCTCGCCGTTAACAGACAACAGAGCAGAGAACGGTGCTGTCTTTTTCAGTTTGAGAGTGGCAGTGTTATCTGCGTGACCTGGCTCATCAATAGTACCCAGGTTAAGCACACTGACGGCACGCATATTATCGGCATCGATAAAGCAGCGGGTGCCTTCATCTGCAAGATCTTTAGAATAACGGGTAAAGTCATCGATGCTGGCAGTGGAAAGCGCACCACGGAAACGGAAGCGATTTAAATTAAATTTTTCCAGATCATGAATGCGGAAATTTTCAGGTAATGCCACTGCGTCGGCACCAATCTTACTGATAATTTCATTAACACCCTGAGCAGAAATAAGGGCATGGATTTGATTAATTGCGGTTGCGTCTAAGTTCTGAGACATAATAAGTCCTCACTATATAAAGATATTCAGTGATGAGATAAATAATCAGTTAATTAAGAACGATATTAATGACCTGCTGCGCGGAGTTTTCCGTCAGATTCACCGGCAAGAGTCAGTAATTGTCCTTGGTCTTCCTGCAGAATAGTCAGGCGACCACCGCGATTGACATACATCGGCGTTTCGGTGGTGTCTTCTTCGGAAATTTTCCCGCGGTTAGTCGGGCGAACATATGAGAGTTTGTGTTTGATTTTCACACGGTTCTCATCAAACGGTTCGATTTCCAGGTTGAGCGAGACCTTACCTTTGGTTTTCGTGTTCATCACACCGGAAGCGACTTCACTGAGAACTGCGCCGATTTTGGTTTCAAATACGCCGCCGTCCAGCTCCCCGATAAATGCCTGCACATCAGTACTGCGTTCGCTAGCCATTTTGCTGCTCCTCATCATATCGACCCTGCAAGGTCGGTTGGTTTCTCCACAAAACAGAGAAGAACACCTGCGGTGGCAGCCGCCCGGGTGGATTGGGTTATGAGCCCGTCGTCCGGTGATGCTCTTCTCTGTTTTGTAAAAAGAGCGGTACCAGCCGGAAGCAAGTGTACAAACTGGTACCGCCAAAGCAGTGGCTGTTGTGGTGACCGGTGCTGATCTCCGGCTTGCGGTTATTTCAGACTCTCACGGGCGTTTAATTGCCCCGCCGAACAGCTCTTTTCCGCAATAGCTGCAATTTCTTTCGCGCATCAGCCTGCGCATTCACCACAACTCTAAAAACAAATGTAGGATATCCAACATATGGGTGTCAAGAGTTTATGTTGGTTATCCTACATAAAAAGATAGGCTCATAAAAAAACCGGGGATACCCCGGTTTTGCGATAGTGAGGAAGATGTGTCAAAAATCCATTATTACTTGTTTGACAAGACCAACTATTCTGCAGTTCTCACCGCATTCAATAGTTTTATAGTTAGGATTTAGTGGGACGAGATACCTGTTCGGCCAGTCCTCAACAAATTTTTTGAGTGTCGCTTCTTGCCCACCATTGATATGGGCAACAACGATTTTTCCGTTAATACACTCTGTATCAATAATATCTGGCTCTACGATAACGATAGAACCTTCTGGTATCGATGGTGAGCCGAGGGGATTGGTCATTGAATCACCACGGACCCGTAGTGCAAATGCCATTTCTGATACAAGGGCGGTAGTATAAACCCACTCTTCAGCATCTTCTTTCCTGACACCAGGCTCCGTCATTGTCCATGAACCTGCCTGAACCCATGAGATGAGGGGAACTTTTTTAACTGCGAATATTTCAGGTTTTAGATTTATCTTTGGTTCAGGCGAGCCTTTTCCGCTAACAAGCCACAGAGGATCGCATTTAAGTGCGTTGGCTAGGGCTTGAAGGTTGGCTCCATTTGGTTGGTAGTCGTCCTTTTCCCATCCAGTAACCGTGACACGGTTCACACCAGTCAAATCAGCCAGTGCTTGTTGTGTCAGGTTCAGTTCTTTTCGCCTTTGGCGAATACGATCACTCATGTTCATCATGTAGGCAATCCTACCACATGCCAATGTAGGATTCTTGACATTGACATGTTGGATATCCTACATTTCTGCTTAACGTAATTTAACGGGAGGCAGAAATGCGGAAATCCGACGTGATTAATTATTTCGGCGGAGTTTGTAAAACCGCCGAAGCCCTAGGTATTAAGCATCCGTCTGTTTCAGAGTGGCCTGAGATTATTCCTGAAGGCCGAGCGTACCAGTTAGAAAAAATTACTAACGGGAAACTGAAAGTTGACGTGTCTTTATATCAAAAGACTAACAGTGCTGCGGCATAAAAACACCACAGAAATGAGGAATTAACCGTGGGTAAAGAACCTGAATGGAAAGTTGATAAACAACCAGCATGGCTGGTGGCAGCAATACGAAGAACGATTGCTGATTTACCTCATGGCTATGAGGAAGCAGCAGAAATTCTTGGTTTGTATAAATCTGATGATATCACCCCAGCAAAAGATCAATTGCATAACAGACTGCGTAGCGGTGGGGATCAAATTTTTCCACTTGAGTGGGCCATGGTTTTACAGGATGCCAGTGGTACCAGGCATGTAACGGATGCGATAGCGCGTCGTAGTAATGGGGTGTTCGTGCCGCTGGTGGACATTGATGACATTGACAATGGTGACATTAATCAGCGGCTGATGGAGTCAATTGAATGGATTGGCAAGCATTCCCAGTACTTACGCAAGGCAACTGCTGATGGAGTTATTGACCAGGCTGAGCGTGAGCAAATCGAAGAGAACAGCTACCAAGTAATGGCGAAGTGGCAGGAGCATTTAACACTGTTATTTCGAGTTTTTTGTGCGCCGGAAAAGAGTAACGCCCGCGAGTGTGCAGCTCCGGGCGTCGTGGCGTCGATTGCTTCTGGTTGTGGAGAAACTAACGCATGAACAGTTTAACAACACACTACCGTCGCTCGCAACTGATTGCGCTTCCTGTACCGGGTGGAAAAGCGAAGGTGGAATATTGCTATGCAGTGAATGTACCAGGTGACAGGGAAATTGTAACCCACAGCTTTGCTGAGTGGGCTGTGGGTGATTTCAACAGGCAAAAGGAGACAGTCCTTTGCGACAAGTTAACCGCTGGTTCAAAGATCACTACGGAGTACCCGTCAGAGTCATTCGTTGGGAGCCGGAAACACAACGGGTTATCTACCTCCGCGAAGGCTATGAGCATGAATGCTTCAGTCCGCTCGAACAGTTTCGTCGTAAATTCAGGGAAATAGAGGTCGGTCATGAGCACTAAATTAACCGGCTATGTATGGGATGGTTGCGCAGCGTCAGGCATGAAATTATCCAGCGTGGCAATTATGGCCCGCCTGGCTGATTTCAGTAATGACGAAGGTGTGTGCTGGCCATCAATTGAAACCATTGCCCGCCAGATTGGCGCGGGGATGAGTACCGTCAGAACGGCTATCGCACGGCTGGAAGCAGAAGGCTGGTTAACGCGTAAGGCGCGTCGCCAGGGTAACCGCAATGCGTCGAATGTTTATCAGCTTAACGTTGCGAAGCTTCAGGCTGCGGCTTTTTCTCAACTGTCAGATTCTGACCCGTCAAAATCTGACGCATCAAAATCTGACCCGTCAAAATTTGATGCGTCGAAATCTGGCAAAAAAGCGGGTTTTCACCCGTCAGAATCTGGCGGGGATCCGTCAGTAAAATCAAAACATGATCCGTCAGATAAAAAAACTTCTCGTCCGGACGCTTCGCAACCGGACACGCAGAAGGCTGAACAGGATTTTTTAACTCGCCATCCTGATGCGGTTGTATTCAGCCCTAAAAAGCGCCAGTGGGGGACGCAGGATGATTTGACCTGCGCACAGTGGCTCTGGAAAAAAATCATCGCCCTGTACGAGCATGCCGCCGAATGTGACGGCGAGGTGGTTCGTCCCAAAGAACCGAACTGGACAGCCTGGGCAAACGAAATTCGCCTGATGTGTGTGCAGGATGGTCGTACTCATAAACAAATCTGCGAGATGTACAGCCGCGTCAGTCGCGATCCGTTCTGGTGCCGTAACGTGCTCAGCCCGTCGAAGCTGCGGGAAAAATGGGATGAGCTTTCCCTGCGCTTATCGCCGTCCGTCAGCACGTACACCGAAAAACGCGAGGACCCGTACTTCAAAGCCAGTTACGACAACGTGGACTACAGCCAGATCCCGGCAGGATTCAGGGGGTGAGCATGAGTCTTTTGAATGAAGTTCAGAAATTCATTGAAGCCCATCCGGGCTGTACTTCCGGAGACATTGCGGATGCTTTTGCCGGTTACTCACGGCAGCGCGTTCTGCAGTCAGCAAGCAAGTTACGTCAGAGTGGGCGTGTGGCTTACCGTTGTGAAGGAGATACACGCAGACATTTCCCGCGCCTGACTGAGAGAGCGCAGGAGCCGGAACCACAACCAGTTCGTGAAACCAGACCTGTGCGCAATTTCTATGTCGGCACTAACGACCCGCGGGTGATTTTGTGCCTGACCCGCCAGGCGGAAGAACTGGAGTCCAGGGGCTTATACCGTCGTGCTGCAACGGTGTGGATGGCGGCATTCCGTGAAAGCCACTCCCAGCCAGAACGCAACAATTTTCTGGCGCGTCGTGAGCAGTGTTTACGGAAAAGCAGCAAGCGCGCTGTATCGGGTGATGAGTGGTATCTGTCAGGGAATTACGTGGGGGCTTAATGAGTAATAAATATTGCCAGGAGCTGGTGGAACTGCGGAACAAACCAGCCCATGAACTGAAGGAAGTAGGTGATCAGTGGCGCACGCCGGACAACATTTTCTGGGGAATTAACACCCTGTTTGGCCCGTTTGTTCTGGATCTGTTCACTGACGGTGATAACGCCAAATGTGCTGCGTATTACACGGCGGAAGACAACGCGCTGGCGCATGACTGGTCAGAACGTCTTGCGGAGCTTAAAGGTGCTGCCTTTGGTAATCCCCCATACAGCCGCGCCAGTCAGCATGAGGGGCAATACATCACCGGCATGCGTTACATCATGAAGCATGCCAGTGCCATGCGTGATAAGGGCGGGCGCTATGTTTTCCTGATCAAAGCTGCCACCAGCGAAGTTTGGTGGCCGGAAGATGCAGACCATATTGCTTTTATTCGCGGGCGTATTGGTTTTGAACTGCCTGCCTGGTTTATCCCGAAGGATGAGAAGCAGGTGCCGACAGGAGCGTTCTTCGCTGGTGCTATTGCTGTTTTCGACAAGACCTGGAAGGGACCGGCAATCAGCTACATCGGGCGCGATGAACTTGAGGCATGTGGTGAGGCGTTTCTGGCGCAGGTTCGCCAGCAGGCAGAAAAACTTGTCAGGGAGATGGCGGCATGACGACGTTAACTCAATGCCAGCAGCAGGTGCTGGATATGCTGATTTCTTACCAGCAAGAGCGTGGCTTTCCGCCAACCAATCAGGAGGTGGCAACCATGCTGGGATACCGTTCAGTGAATGCAGCGGTGGAGCATCTTCGCGCACTGGAGAAAAAAGGCGTCATCACGATAAAGCGTGGCGTGGCCCGGGGGATCACGCTTCATACCGCAGTGAAGGACGACGACAGCGAAGCGGTCGGTATCATCCGCGCACTGCTTGCCGGTGAGAAGAACGCTAGGTTGCGTGCAGCCCACTGGTTACATGAGAGGGGCCTGAAAGTATGAAGTTGATCCTTCCTTTCCCGCCCAGTGTGAACACGTACTGGCGACACCCCAACAAAGGGGCATTTGCTGGTAAGAGCCTGATAAGCGAGGCGGGGCGAAAATTTCAGAGCGCGGCGTGCGCAGCAATAGTTGAGCAGTTACGTCGTCTGCCGAAACCAACGTCGGCACCTGCTTCAGTGGAGATCGTGTTATTTCCGCCGGATAACCGGATCCGCGATCTGGACAACTATAACAAGGCGCTGTTTGACGCCCTGACCCACGCGGGTGTGTGGGAAGACGACAGACAGGTGAAAAGAATGCTGGTGGAGTGGGGACCGGTTATCCCGAAAGGGAAGGTCGAGATCACTATCAGTAAGTATGAGAAACCGGCGGGTGCAGCCGCCTGATTAAGAGGAGAAACGAAGTATGAATAATCTGATGGTTATTGATGGTATTGAAGTTCGTCGTGATGCTTATGGGCGTTACAGCCTGAACGATCTGCACAGGGCTGCCGGTTCTCTGGATAAGCATAAGCCTGCATTCTGGCTCCGCAATGAGCAAACTGAACGTTTAATAAGCGAGTTGCAGATTTGCAACTCGGTCAATATAGAGCCAGTTAACGTTATTCGTGGCGGAAATAACCAGGGGACGTATGTCTGCAAAGAACTGGTGTATGCCTATGCAATGTGGATCAGTCCGTCATTCCATCTGAAGGTGATCCGTACTTTCGATATGGTAACCAGCGCACCGGAAAAATTATCCGGGCAGGCTGCTGACAAGATGCAGGCTGGTGTGATTCTGCTGGACTTTATGCGCCGGGAGTTAAACCTGTCTAACTCATCTGTGCTTGGTGCCTGTCAGAAACTCCAGGAGGCTGTTGGCTTACCGAATCTGGCACCGCGCTATGCCATTGATGCTCCTGCTGACGCGCCTGATGGCTCAAGTCGCCCTACGCTGTCGCTGAGTGCACTGCTGAAACAGTATGGTATCCGCCTTACGGCTAATCAGGCATATCACCAGATGGTGAAGCTGGGGATCGTCGAGCAGCGCGAACGATACAGCCGTACCTCGATTAACAACATCAAAAAATTCTGGTCGCTGACAGCGAAAGGCTGCATGTTCGGCAAGAACATCACCAGTCCCGCAAATCCGCGCGAGACGCAGCCGCATTTCTTCGAATCCCGATTCCCTGAGCTGTTAAAGCTGCTCGATACCGTTCATTGAGGTGACTGTGAGAGCACTACTGACCCCTGAAATTGCCCCGCGTATGGGGATCGTATTGTTCAGACCTGGTTCAGAGCTGATGCCCCTGTTTATGCAGGGGCGTGTTCTGCTGGAGCCTGAGCCGGAACGTTATTCATCTTTCGCCAGTGGTGCCGTTCCGGCGGCATCACAACCGCTGGCGGATGATCCTGCCGTTCGGGCCGTGTTCCGCAATGAGGCAGTGATCCGTCGTGCTGGTGGCGTGGAATGTCTTGAAAGCTGGTTACTTCGTGAAAAAGGCTGCCAGTGGCCTCATTCCGACTGGCACAGCGAGAACATGACCACAATGCGACACGCTCCGGGCGCAATCCGTCTGTGCTGGCACTGCGATAACCAGCTGCGCGATCAGTTCACGGAACGGCTGGAATCAATGGCAACGGATAACTGTGCCCGCTGGGTGTTGTCTGTAGTCCGTCGGGATCTCGGTTTTGATGATAACCATGCCGTGACAATGCCGGAACTGTGCTGGTGGCTGATTCGTAATGACCTGGCGGATGCCTTACCTGAAAGCGCAGCCCGTAAGGCGCTGAGATTACCGAAACCTGTTGTGCCGTCTGTCACCCGGGAAAGTGACCTTGTGCCTTCGGTTCCTGCCACCAGCATCATCCAGGATAAAGCGAAAAAGGTGCTGGCGCTGAAAGTGGATCCGGAGTCGCCGGAGTCTTTTATGTTACGCCCAAAACGCCGCCGCTGGGTTAATGAAAAGTACACGCGCTGGGTTAAGACACAGCCGTGTGCATGTTGTGGAAAGCCTGCTGATGATCCCCACCACCTGATAGGCCACGGTCAGGGTGGAATGGGTACAAAAGCGCATGACCTCTTTGTGTTGCCTTTGTGCAGAAAGCATCACGACGAGCTGCATGCGGATACCGTGGCATTTGAAGAGAAGTATGGCTCTCAGCTGGAGCTGATATTTCGTTTTATCGATCGTGCGCTGGCAATTGGCGTACTGGCGTAAGTGGAGAACGAGCATGAACCTTGAAGCCTTACCAAAATATTACTCCCCAAAATCTCCAAAATTGAGCGATGACGCACCGGCGACAGGCTCAGGTGGTTTAACGATTACGGATGTGATGGCTGCGCAGGGGATGGTGCAGTCGAAAGCACCGCTTGGGTTTGCCTTATTCCTGGCAAAAGTTGGTGTTCAGGATCCTCAGTTTGCGATTGAAGGTCTGCTCAATTACGCGATGGCACTGGATAACCCGACATTGAACAAATTGAGTGAAGAAACCCGGTTACAGATCATCCCTTACCTTGTGAATTTTGCCTTTGCTGATTATTCCAGGTCTGCGGCAAGTAAGGCTCGCTGTGAGCATTGTGCTGGTACTGGATTTCATAATGTATTGCGCGAAGTGGTGAAACACTCCAGAAGCGGGGAATCTGTTATCAAGGAAGAGTGGGTGAAGGAACTATGTCAGCATTGCCATGGTAAGGGAGAAGTCAGCACAGCGTGCAGAGGGTGTAAGGGTAAAGGTATTGTCCTGGATGAAAAAAGAACCCGGCTTCATGGTGTGCCTGTTTATAAGATTTGTGGGCGTTGCAATGGCAACCGGTTTAGCCGTTTACCAACCACACTGGCGCGGCATCATGTCCAGAAGCTGGTACCGGATCTGACGGATTATCAGTGGTACAAAGGATATGCAGATGTCATTGATAAACTGGTGACAAAGTGCTGGCAGGAAGAAGCATATGCTGAGGCGCAATTAAGAAAAGTGACGAGATAAATGATTTTCGCCGAAGATGGCGACATGATTCTTGCATTTTTCAAAAAATCTGGTTAGGATTTTCCTAACGATGGGCTTTGTATGTCTGCCGTTAACGAAATCATAACAAACCTCGCTTCGGCGGGGTTTTTGCTTTTCTGGAGGTCAATAATGCAGGGCGAAAAGCAGCAGCCATATTTTTTTAACCCTGGTATGACTGTTGAACAGCTTGAAGACTGGCTGGAGCAGCAAAAGCTTCATCTAAGCCGCTATAACCGTCTGGTAAAAGAAAAAGCAGAGCTTGAAGAACGGCTCAGTGATATTTCTGTGGAAATTGAACGAATGTCTGCTGGTGGTTTTAACGGAAAGTTGAGTTTCCCTTGGGAGTCAAGTTCGCTTCTGAGAAATCATCAACAGGGTAGTGTTTGACTGAAATAATAAACAGAATGTCATTAAGATCCCTTCCCCTCATATCTGAGAGGACCAACAGCAATTAAGAGGGGGCTAAATGTCCGATCCGATTTCCGGTACTGGGCTGGCTGGTGGTGCCCTGACGGGGGCCAGTGTTTATGGACTGCTGACCGGAACTGATTACGGCGTTGTATTTGGCGCATTTGCAGGGGCTGTATTCTACATAGCAACAGCAGCAGATCTGAGTGCATCGCGCCGACTGGCATATTTTATCGTGTCATATATTGCCGGGATTCTTTGCTCTGGGTTGGTTGGCTCCAAGCTGGCGAACTTGACCGGATACAGTGATAAACCTCTGGATGCTATTGGTGCCGTAATCGTCTCTGCTTTAGCCGTTAAAATCCTGACGTTCCTGAATAATCAGGATATCGGCTCGCTGGTGGCGCTCATAACGCGCCGGGGAGGTTCAGGTGGAGCTAAATGACCCGACAGCAACTATAAATGCGCTGTTATGTGCTTGTGTTGTTATTACTCTGATGTTTTATCGTCGTGGTGATTCGCGGCATCGTCCTTGGGTTTCACGTTTAGCCTGGCTGATTACTGTTACATACAGTGCTGTTCCGTTGGCCTATCTCTGTGGGATTTATCCCCATTCCTCATGGCCCATTATCGTGGCGAACACTATTTTTCTTTCCGTGCTGGTGGCCGTAAGAGGCAACGTTGCACGTCTGGTTGATCATCTGAGGCACTAATGAACCAACAATTATTTCAAAAGGCGGCTGGTATTAGCGCCGGGCTGGCTGCGCGCTGGTTTCCGCACATTGATGCGGCGATGAAGGAATTCGGCATTACAGCACCAGCGGATCAGGCAATGTTTATTGCTCAGGTAGGCCATGAGTCGATGGGGTTTAGCGCCGTAGTTGAAAATTTTAACTACACACCATCTGCGCTTGTGGCGACGTTCGGAAAGAGGATCACACAGCAGCAGGCTGATGCCCTTGGCAGAACATCCGGACATGCAGCTCGTCAGGATGCTATTGCCAATCTTGTGTATAGCAACCGGCTGGGTAACAAAGCACCCGGTGATGGCTGGAAATATCGCGGTAGAGGATTAATTCAAATCACTGGCCTCCATAATTATCGCATCTGTGGCGCGGCGCTGAAGTTAGATCTGGTGACTTCACCTGAACAACTGGAGCAGGATCTACAGGCCGCGCGCTCAGCTGCATGGTTCTACACATCTAAAGGCTGCATGGTCTACGGTGCCGATATTAATCGTGTTACGCGCATCATTAACGGCGGTCTGAACGGTATTGAGGATCGTAAGATTCGATACAACAAGGCGCGGGCGGCGCTGCTGGTATGAAGACGAGTTATTGGGCGCTCATTTTAACGTTTATTGCTTGTATTGCTGGTGGTCTTGTCTGGTCAGCTAATCATTACCACAATAAAGCCATTGAATACAAAAAACAGCGCGATGAAAACGCTATGGCATTAGATTCGGCTATGGCGACGATCTCTGATATGCAGAAGCGTCAACGTGACGTAGCAGAACTCGATGCCAGATATACAAAGGAGCTTGCTGATGCTAACGCCACTATCGAAAGTCTCCGTGCTGATGTTTCTGCTGGTCGTAAGCGCCTGCAAGTCTCCGCCACCTGTGCAAAGTCAACGACCGGAGCCAGCAGCATGGGCGATGGAGAAAGCCCAAGACTTACAGCAGATGCTGAACTCAATTATTACCGTCTCCGAAGTGGAATAGACAGGATAACCGCGCAGGTTAACTACCTGCAGGAGTACATCAGGGCTCAGTGCCTGAAATAATTTTTTTGCAAATCACAAAGTCCATTTAATGAGCCTCGCGATGCGGGGCTTTTTTATGTCCGCAGTAAACGCGCTTCACACGCGCGACTTATGAACACAGAACCTTTCAGGATGACCCTTGAGGATGCCGGTTTGGTGATCGGTACCTTTCTGTGGGCCGGAATCCTGTGTGACAAGGTTCATCACTAAAAGGTAATTACTGATGAAGTACCCAACAGTTATTGTCAATGGTGTGTCCGTTCGTGTTGATGAGGATGGACGCTACAACTTAAACGATCTCCATGCAGCAGCAGTTGCAAATGGAGAGGCTACAGAGCAACAGCGCCCAAGCCAGTTTTTGCGTAGCGCGCAGATAAAACGCTTCATAAAAGCACTGGAGGCCAAAGTGCAAAAAAGCACTTTGGAACAAATTCAGCCACTTAAAATAATCAAAGGTGGTGCAGAACCAGGTGTGTGGGGTGTTGAACTTCTGGCAATCAGATATGCAGCATGGATTAAGCCGGAATTTGAAATCGAAGTTTATGAAGTTTTCAAAACGGTTGTCCGTCTCGGCGTTGGCGCAATGTCCCGTCTGAATAGAATCGATCACATCATCAATACTGAAACCAAAGCGATAAGCCAGTGCGCAAGCCAAATGGCTAAGTGGGGCGTTGGTGGGCGAAAAAGATTGCTTCATGTTGCACGTGAGAGAGCGGCAAATGAAGTGCAAATGTATTTGCCCGGAATGGTGTGATTTCGCAGGTTAATCCAGTTTTTGCATTACGGCAGTACAGCGAAACAACCCAAGCCAGTAAGTGGGGAAATAACACTGGCAGCCACTGAAAGATGAACCTCCAGCCTTATGGCAAAAAAGATTCTTTGTGGTGGCGGACTGATGGAAAGACATCGGTTATTGCAGAGGCCATTCAATGAGTGGTCTCGACAATGGCTTATACCCTGCACGGGATAACTTAACTGATATCCCTTTTAACGGATAAACGGAGCCAATAATGGCAGAGAATGTCGGCATTATGGCAGTGAAATTTGGATAAATCGGAGATTAGTACATATGCCGCCACGAATCCCAAAAGCCTGCCGTGTTCGCGGTTGCCGCCATACCACCACAGATCCGTCAGGCTATTGTGAAAGCCACAAAAGCGAAGGCTGGAAGCAATACAAACCTGGACAATCCCGTCATCAGCGCGGCTACGGTTCGAAGTGGGACAGTATCCGCGTGCGCATATTGAAGCGTGACAAAGGCCTGTGTCAGTTATGTCTGCGTGCTGGTGTGGTGCGTGAGGCGAAAACCGTTGACCACATCATTCCTAAAGCGCATGGCGGCACTGATGCCGACAGTAATCTGCAGAGTCTGTGCTGGCCCTGCCATAAGGCGAAGACGGCCCGTGAACGGTTAAAGTGATAATAATTCTCAACTGTCTGAGGGGAGGGGCGGGTCAAATCCCTGTGACCTGACGTCTTCCGGACTGCCCGCCCCATCGTTTTTTTATACCCGCGAAAAATGAAATTTAACCAGGAGTGCCGCATATGGCTGGAACGGCGGGGCGTTCCGGGCGTCGCCCCAAGCCAACGGCGCGCAAGGCGCTGGCCGGAAACCCCGGCAAGCGAGCCCTGAATAAAGATGAACCTGTTTTTACGCCCATCAAAGGTGTTGAGCCACCGGAGTGGTTCGCTGAAGAAGATCTCCCTCTCGCCACGATCATGTGGCAACTGACAACCAAAGAACTCTGCGGTCAGGGCCTGCTGTGCGTGACTGACCTGGCGGTACTTGAGCGGTGGTGTGTGGCCTATGAATTCTGGCGACGTGCCGTGAAAAATATTGCCAGACAGGGCAACACCATCACCGGTGCAATGGGCGGCATGGTCAAAAATCCGGAGCTGACCGCCAAAAAAGAACAGGAGTCCGAGATGAGCAGCACGGGGGCAATGCTCGGACTCGACCCCAGCAGCCGCCAGCGTCTGATTGGCCTGGCGGGGAAGAAGAAAGCCACTAACCCGTTTCTGACAATCTGAAAATCATCGAATCATGAGCCGGAAATCTTACCCCAACGTAAATGCAGCCAATCAGTATGCCCGTGATGTCGTGCGCGGAAAGATTGTGGCCTGCCAGTTTGTGATTCAGGCCTGCCAGCGCCATCTTGATGACCTGATGGCGGAAAAAAGTAAGTCGTTTCGTTACCGCTTCGACAAGGACCTGGCTGAACGGGCCGCCAAATTTATTCAGCTGTTGCCGCATACCAAGGGTGAGTGGGCATTCAAACGGATGCCCATCACGCTGGAGCCGTGGCAGCTCTTTGTGATCTGCTGTGCGTTTGGCTGGGTCAATAAAGGTACCCGGCTGCGCCGCTTCCGGGAGGTGTATACCGAAATCCCCCGTAAGAACGGCAAATCAGCAATCTCTGCCGGTGTTGCCCTGTATTGTTTTGCCTGTGATAACGAGTTTGGCGCGGAAGTGTATTCCGGTGCCACGACAGAGAAACAGGCGTGGGAAGTCTTTCGCCCGGCGCGACTGATGTGTAAACGCACACCCATGCTGACGGAAGCGTTCGGGATTGAGGTTAACGCCTCAAACATGAACCGTCCGGAGGATGGCGCGCGGTTTGAACCGCTGATCGGTAACCCCGGTGATGGATCATCACCCCACTGTGCGGTGGTGGATGAATATCACGAGCACGCCACCGATGCGCTTTACACCACGATGCTTACCGGGATGGGGGCGCGACGTCAGCCACTGATGTGGGCCATTACTACTGCCGGGTACAACATTGAGGGGCCGTGCTACGACAAGCGGCGGGAAGTCATCGAGATGCTCAACGGCTCGGTGCCCAACGATGAACTGTTCGGGATCATCTATACCGTTGATGAAGGTGACGACTGGACCGACCCGCAGGTGCTGGAAAAAGCCAATCCAAATATTGGCGTGTCGGTTTATCGCGAATTTTTGTTAAGTCAGCAGCAGCGTGCGAAAAATAACGCCCGTCTGGCAAACGTCTTTAAAACAAAACACCTCAATATCTGGGTGTCGGCGCGTTCGGCGTATTTCAACCAGGTGAGCTGGCAGAGCTGCGAGGATAAATCACTGACCCTTGAGCAGTTCGAGGGGCAGCCGTGCATTCTGGCCTTTGACCTGGCGCGTAAGCTGGATATGAACAGCATGGCGCGACTTTATACCCGCGAGATTGACGGTAAAACGCATTACTACAGTGTGGCCCCGCGCTTCTGGGTACCGTATGACACGGTGTACAGCGTCGAGAAAAATGAAGATAGACGGACAGCCGAACGCTTTCAGAAATGGGTGGAAATGGGCGTCCTGACCGTTACCGATGGTGCAGAGGTGGATTATCGCTACATCCTCGAGGAGGCCAAAGCGGCGAACAAAATCAGCCCGGTCAGTGAGTCACCCATCGACCCCTTCGGGGCGACCGGGCTGTCACATGACCTTGCTGATGAAGATCTGAATCCCGTCACTATCGTCCAGAACTTCGCCAATATGTCCGATCCGATGAAAGAGCTGGAAGCAGCGATTGAATCGGGACGCTTTCATCATGACGGCAATCCCATCATGACCTGGTGTATCGGCAATGTGGTCGGCAAAAACATGCCAGGTAACGATGATTTAGTGAAGCCCGTCAAGGAGCAGGCGGAAAACAAAATCGATGGTGCGGTTGCACTGATTATGACGATCGGTCGGGCAATGCTCAAAGAACCTGACGATTTCCTCTCATCTCTTGATCCGGACGATGATCTCTTAATTCTATGAAATCACTAATTGCTGATGTTATCGGGCTGGCTGGTTTTGGCCTGCTTACGTGCGGGGTTTACCTGCAGTTTGGTATGGCTCCGGCTCTGATTTTGTCCGGTGCTTTACTGCTGGTGGGCGCACTGGCTATGGCCAGAAGGGGGACGCGTGCTGCTTGATGCTCTGTTCAGAAGTAAATCACTGGAGAATCCTTCCACCCCGATAACCGGTGATGCCGTTGATACTGATGGGCTGTTCCGGGCAGACGTTTATGTCAGTCCTGAGACTGCGATGAAACTGGCTGCGGTGTATTCCTGTATCTATGTCCTGTCTTCCAGCCTTGCCCAGATGCCGTTGCATGTTATGCGCAGGCACAAGGGGAAGGTTGAACCCGCACGCGATCATCCGGCGTTTTATCTGGTTCATGATGAGCCCAATACCTGGCAAACCAGCTACAAATGGCGCGAACTGAAGCAACGTCACATCCTTGGCTGGGGGAATGGGTATACCTGGGTGAAACGTAATCGTCGCGGTGAAGTTATATCCCTGGATTGCTGTATGCCGTGGGAAACGACGCTGATGAATACTGGTGGCCGATATACCTACGGTTTGTACAACGAATATGGGGCGTTTGCGATCAGTCCGGACGATATGATCCACATCCGTGCGCTGGGTAATAATCAGAAGATGGGGCTGAGTCCGATTATGCAACATGCCGAAACAATAGGCATGGGGATGAGCGGTCAGAAGTACACAGAAAGCTTCTTCAGCGGTAATGCCCGTCCGGCGGGGATAGTATCCGTTAAAAGCGGACTCAATAAGGAAAGCTGGGGCTGGCTTAAAGATCAGTGGCAGAAGGCATCGCAGGCGTTACGCCGCCAGGAAAACAAAACCATGCTGCTGCCAGCCGATCTGGATTACAAGGCACTGACTGTGTCGCCAGTTGACGCTCAGATCATTGACATGATGAAGCTGAACCGTTCAATGATCGCCGGTATTTTCAATATTCCTGCGCACATGATTAATGACCTCGAAAAAGCCACCTTCTCCAATATTTCTGCGCAGGCGATTCAGTTTGTCCGCTACACGATGATGCCGTGGGTGACGAACTGGGAGCAGGAGCTTAACCGTCGCTTGTTTACCCGCGCTGAGTTAGCCGCCGGGTATTACGTCAGGTTCAATCTGACGGGGCTTTTACGCGGAACTCCGCAGGAGCGCGCGCAATTCTATCACTTCGCTATTACCGATGGATGGATGAGCCGTAATGAGGCCCGCGCATTCGAGGATATGAATCCGGTTGAAGGGCTGGACGAGATGCTGGTAAGCGTGAATGCTGCTAACCCGGCAGGAGATTTTAAGCCCCCAAAAAACGATGAGGGAAAAACCAATGAATGACCGTGAAATCCGTTGTTACAGCGGTGAGGTGCGTGCTGAGAGGCATGACGATAACCCGGCGCACATTATCGGTTATGGATCGGTGTTTGACTGTCGTTCTGAGCTGATATTCGGTTCATTCCGCGAAATCATCCGGCCCGGCGCTTTTGACGATGTGCTTGGTGATGATGTACGCGCACTGTTTAACCACGATCCTAATTTTATTCTTGGGCGTAGTGCAGCAGGCACGCTGAATCTTTCAGTTGATGAGCGCGGATTACGCTATGACATCCAGGCTCCGGAGACACAGACCATTCGTGATCTGGTGCTGGCCCCGATGCAACGTGGAGATATTAACCAGTCATCTTTCGCTTTCCGTGTCGCCCGTGACGGTGAGGAGTGGTATCAGGATGAGGACGGGGTTGTTATTCGCGAGATAACCCGCTTTTCCCGTCTGCTGGATGTCAGTCCTGTGACATATCCTGCCTATCAGGAGGCTGAATCGGCTGTTCGCTCCATGAAAGCATGGCAGGAGGCGCGCAACAGCGGCGCGCTACAGAAAGCCATTAATCAACGTATGGCGCGTGAACGCGTCCTGACCCTTCTTAACGCGTAAAGGAAACATCATGAAACTGCATGAACTGAAACAGAAACGTAATACTATCGCAACTGACATGCGCGCCCTGAATGAAAAAATTGGTGATAACGCATGGACGGAAGAGCAGCGCACTGAGTGGAACAAAGCAAAATCCGAACTGGAAGCGCTTGATGAACGAATTGCACGCGAAGAAGAACTGCGTCGTCAGGATCAGGCGTACATTGAAAGCAATGAGGAAGAGCAGCGTCAGAATCTTGATCCGGAAAACAATTCGCAACAGGATGAGAAACGAGCTCAGGTTTTTGATAAGTGGATGCGTCACGGTGCCAGTGAGCTGACATCAGAAGAGCGAAAGGCGTTGCGTGAACTTCGTGCCCAGGGTGTAGCTCAGGATGAAAAGGGCGGATATACCGTACCAGAAACATTCCTGGCGAAAGTTGTTGAGAAGATGAAATCCTACGGTGGCATCGCCAGTGTGGCGCAGATTCTGACCACTTCTGACGGTCGCACCATGGAGTGGGCAACAGCTGATGGTACTTCCGAAGTTGGTGTTCTGCTGGGCGAAAATGAAGAAGCCGGTGAAGAAGACACCGATTTCGGTATGGGAAGTCTTGGGGCGCTCAAAATGACATCGAAAATCATTCGTGTGTCTAATGAGTTGCTGCAGGACAGCGCGATCGATATGGAAGCTTATCTTGCCCGTCGCATTGCTGAACGTATTGGTCGTGGTGAAGCCCGTTATCTGATTCAGGGGACTGGTGCTGGTACGCCTAAACAACCCAAAGGGCTGGCAGCATCAGTGACCGGCACAACACAGACTGCCGCGGCAAATGCGGTGAAGTGGCAGGAAATTCTGGCTCTGAAACACAGCATTGATCCTGCATATCGTCGCGGACCGAAATTCCGCCTGGCATTTAACGATAATACGCTGAAACTGATCAGTGAGATGGAAGACGGTCAGGGACGCCCTTTATGGTTGCCGGATATTGTTGGTGTGGCACCTGCTTCAGTGTTGAATGTACCTTATGTCATTGATCAGGAAATTGATGATATCGGGGCGGGTAAAAAATTCATGTTCTGTGGTGACTTTGATCGCTTCATTATCCGTCGTGTGCGATACATGATTCTTAAACGTCTGGTTGAGCGTTACGCGGAATATGATCAGACCGGTTTTCTGGCCTTCCATCGTTTTGACTGTATCCTGGAAGACACCTCTGCCATTAAAGCGCTGGTGGGGAAAGGTAGCGTTGGTGGTTGATTAGTCTTTTTACGTAATACAGCACGCCGCGTAATGCGGTTTTTTTGTGCCCGCGTTCTGGCGGGCACAGGAGGTTTTATGCTGTTAAAAATGGAAGAGATTAAGCTTCAGCTTCGTCTGGATGATGATTTCTCTGATGAAGATGAGTTGCTTGAACTACTTGGGAAGGCCGCTCAGAGTCGGACGGAAAACTTCCTTAACCGTACGTTGTATGCAACCGCAGATGACAGGCCTGCGGATGATCCTGATGGGCTTGTGATATCTGATGATGTGAAGCTGGCGCTCCTGCTACTTGTCAGCCATTTCTACGAAAACCGCTCAACGGTTACAGACGTTGAGAAAATGGAGTTGCCAATGAGCTTTAACTGGTTGGTTGCTCCTTATCGCCTTATACCACTATGAAAATTCGTCAGGCGCAGACCAGCGCAACCTACATTCTGCCTGACCCAGGCGAGCTGAATAAACGCGTCCTGATCCGCCAGCGGGTGGATATGCCCGCGGATAACTTTGGCGTGGAGCCTCAATACCCGGTTGTGTTCCGGGCATGGGCGAAGGTTATCCAGACCAGTGCCACCACCTGGCAGGAAACAGCGCAGATCGGAGATGCCATCACCCATTACATCACCATTCGCTACCGCCGGGGGATCACTGCTGATTATGAGGTGGTCTGTGATGACAGTGTGTACCGGGTGAAACGTCAGCGTGATCTGAACGGGGCGCGGCGCTTTCTGCTGCTGGAGTGTACGGAACTGGGTGCCGAAGAACAAATGGGAGGACGCAGTGGAGCAGACAGCATTTTTACACGTTGATTTCAAACAACCGGAGGAGATGGAGTTTAATCGTGCCAGGCTCCGAAAGGCATTTGTTCAAATCGGGCGTGTCTATATGCGTGATGCCCGGCGGCTGGTGATGCGGCGTGGTCGGTCTGCTCCAGGTGAAAACCCCGGCTATCAGACCGGACGACTTGCGCGTTCTATAGGTTATTACGTCCCCCGTAAAAGCTCCCGTCGTTCTGGCCTGATGGTCAGGATTTCCCCTAACCAGAAAAACGGGCAGGGTAACCGGCGTTTTCCTGAAGGTTCTGCGTATTATCCGGCGTTTCTGTATTACGGTGTGCGTTATGCCGCATACGGGATGAGCAAAAAGGATAAGCGCCAGAAAAAGCAGCATTCATCCCGCTGGCGGCTGGCACCACGTAATAACTTTATGGCTGATGTCATCGACCAGCGTCGTTACTGGACACAAAAGTTACTGTCCCGTGAGTTACAGCGGTCATTACGTCCTGTAAGAAGGAAAAAAACATGAAACTGACGCCTGTTATTGCTGCGCTGCGTGCCCGCTGCCCGTATTTTGAAAACCGGGTGGCAGGCGCGGCCCAGTTCAAAAATCTGCCGGAGGTCGGAAAGCTGAAACTCCCGGCGGCATATGTGGTACCGGGGGATGATTCTCCGGGAGAAAACAAAAGCCAGACCGACTACTGGCAGGAGCTGAAAGAGGGCTTCTCCGTGGTTGTCATACTGAGTAACGGGCGTGATGAGCGCGGTCAGTTTGCCTCGTATGATGTGGTGGACGATGTCCGGCAGATGCTCTTTAAGGCCCTGCTGGGCTGGAACCCGGAAGCGTGCGGTAACCCGATTACCTATGACGGCGGCACGCTGCTAGATCTGAATCGTCATGAGCTGATTTATCAGTTCGATTTTTCGGTCATCAGCGAGCTGACCGAAGACGATACCCGCCAGCAGGATGAGCTGAACAGTCTGGATGAACTGCGAACGCTGGCGATTGATGTTGATTATCTCGATCCCGGTAACGGGCCTGACGGCGATATCGAACATCACACCGAAATAACCCTTCCTTCCTGAGAATCTTCATGTTTGTGAAACCTGTTAAAGGGCGGTCAGTGCCTGACCCTGCCCGCGGTGACCTTTTGCCCACCGAAGGGCGAAATGTTGACGAGAACAACTACTGGCTGCGCCGTGAAGCAGCGGGTGATATCCGGCGCGTGAATAAAAAGGTGAACACCGATGACGATAAGCTTTAACACCATTCCGTCGAATACGCTGGTTCCGCTGTTTTATGCGGAAATGGATAACCAGGCGGCGAATACTGCACAGGACAGCGGGGCATCGTTGCTGATTGGTCACGCCAATAACGGTGCAGAGATTGTTGCCAACAGTCTGGTGCTGATGCCGTCGGCAGACTATGCACGCCAGATTTGTGGTGCGGGAAGTCAGCTGGCGCGTATGGTCGAGGCTTATCGCCAGACCGACCCGTTTGGCGAGCTGTATGTGATTGCCGTTCCTGAATCCACGGGCGCGGCGGCAACGGTTACGCTGACGGTGACCGGGGAAGCAACCGAAACCGGCACGGTGAATGTCTATGTGGGACGTACCCGCGTGCAGGCTCCGGTGACCAACGGCGATAACGTCACGACGATTGCCAGCAGTATCAAAGATGCCATCAATGCCGTTCCTGCCCTGCCGTTTACGGCTTCATCTTCGGCAGGCGTGGTCACACTGACCGCGCGTCATAAGGGGCTTTGCGGGAATGAAATTCCTGTCAGCCTCAATTACTACGGCTTTGGTGGGGGCGAAGTGCTGCCTGCGGGCGTACAGATTGCCGTGGCGACGGGGACCGCCGGAACGGGCTCTCCTGTTCTCACCGGCGCGGTGGCTGCAATGGCGGATGAGCCGTTTGATTATATTGGCCTGCCGTTCAACGACACGGCCTCCGTTAACACGCTGGTGACCGAGATGAACGATACCAGCGGTCGCTGGAGCTATGCGCGTCAGCTGTATGGTCATGTGTATACGGCAAAGATCGGCACTCTGTCAGAACTGGTGACCGCAGGTGACCAGTTTAACCAGCAGCACATTACCCTGGCGGGATACGAAAAAGACACTCAGACGCCAGCCGACGAGCTGGCGGCAAGCCGTACCGCCCGCGCAGCTGTGTTTATTCGCAACGATCCGGCACGTCCCACGCAGACCGGTGAGCTGGTGGGTATGCTGCCTGCGCCGAAGGGGAAACGGTTCACGATGACCGAGCAACAGACCCTGCTGTCTCATGGCGTGGCAACGGCGTATGTCGAAAGCGGGGTGCTGCGCATTCAGCGTGATGTCACCACGTACAGGAAAAATGCTTACGGGGTTGCGGATAACAGCTACCTCGACAGCGAGACGTTGCATACCAGTGCGTATGTACTGCGCAAACTGAAATCCGTCATTACCAGTAAGTACGGGCGTCACAAGCTTGCCAGCGACGGTACCCGCTTTGGTCCCGGTCAGGCGATTGTCACCCCGGCGGTAATCAAAGGGGAACTGCTGGCAACCTACCGTCAGCTTGAGCGTGCGGGGATCGTGGAAAACTACGAACTGTTTAAGCAGTACCTGGTTGTGGAGCGTGATGCCAGCGATCCGAACCGCCTGAACACGCTGTTCCCGCCTGACTATGTTAACCAGTTGCGTGTTTTTGCCGTGGTTAACCAGTTCCGTCTTCAGTATTCAGAGGAGTCTGCATAATGGCCCGTATCGGGGGAACCTGTTATTTCAAAATTGACGGTCAGCAGCTATCGCTGACCGGCGGCATTGAGGTGCCCATGAACAGGACGGTCAATGATGACATCATCGGCCTGGACGGTTCAGTGGACCGCAAGGAAACTCACCGTGCGCCTTATGTCAAAGGGACCTTCAAGGTGCCGAAGAATTTTCCGGTGAGCAAAATCACCTCGTCTGATGAGATGACAATCACTGCCGAGCTGGCGAACGGTCAGGTCTATGTATTGTCGTCAGCCTGGCTGCACGGCGAAGCGAACCATAATGCCGAAGAAGGTACGGTTGATCTTGAGTTCCACGGTGAAGAAGGGGATTACCAGTGATTGAGCTTGTACTTAAAAAACCGATCATCGCCCACAAAGAAACACTGCATGTGCTGGAAATACGTGAGCCTACGTATGACGAGATTGAGGCGCTGGGGTTCCCTTTCTCTGTTTCGCCTGATGGTGGTATGAAAATGGACAGTCAGGTAGCGCTGAAATATATCCCGCTTCTGGCCGGGATCCCGCGCTCGTCTGCAGCGCAGATGACGAAGCTGGATATTTTTAAGGCAGGCATGATTGTAATGCGTTTTTTTACCGGCTTGGAGACGGAAGAGACCTCCGGAAGCGATTCTACAATGTCGCGTGGTTCTGGAAATTAAACCCCCTTGAACTTCGCCGGACGGCTATTTCCCACTTTGCTGATCTGGAGGCAGAGGCCGTCCGTATAAATGAGGAGATGAAGCATGGCTGATAATTTTCAGCTTAAAGCCATCATCACCGCCGTTGACAGGCTATCCGGCCCGCTTAAAGGTATGCAGCGTCAGCTTAAGGGGTTTCAGAAAGAAGTCTCCAGCCTTGCTCTGGGCGCTGCCGGGGCGGGTACTGCAATAATGGGGGCACTGGCACTCCCTGTAAAATCAGCCATCACCCTTGAATCGAAGATGGCTGATGTCCGCAAAGTGGTGGACGGTCTGGATACGCCGGATGCGTTTAAGGCCATGACGGAGCAGGTACGCGCTTTGTCTACTGAGCTTCCCATGTCTGCAGACGGGATCGCGGAAATTGTGGCGGCTGGCGGTCAGGCCGGGATTGCACGTGATGAACTGATGCAGTTTGCCACTGATGCGGTGAAGATGGGCGTGGCCTTTGATACCACGGCTGAAGAGTCCGGGCAGATGATGGCCCAGTGGCGTACTGCGTTTAATATGACGCAGGATGAAGTGGCCGGGCTGGCTGACAAAATCAACTACCTTGGTAATACCGGCCCGGCGAATGCGAAGAAAATCTCCGATATTGTTACGCGTATTGGTCCTTTAGGTGGTGTTGCAGGTGTGGCTTCCGGCGAAATCGCGGCAATGGGGGCAACCATTGCCGGGATGGGCGTGGAGTCAGAAATTGCCGCCACAGGGATCAAGAACTTCATGCTTTCCCTGACCGCGGGAAATTCCGCGACAAAATCGCAGAAACAGGCATTACGTTTTCTGCGGATCAATCCGAAGAAATTAGCTGCTGATATGCAGAAAGATGCCCGGGGAACCATGCTGTCTGTACTGGATGCGATGGCTAAAGTGCCTAAAGAAAAACAGGCAGCTGTGCTGAATGCCCTGTTCGGGAAAGAGTCTCTGGGCGCGATAGCACCTCTGCTGACTAACCTTGATTTGTTGCGTACCAACTTCAGGCGGGTTGCGGATTCCCAGCAGTATGGCAGTTCGATGCAGAAGGAATATGCTTCGAGGGCAGCGACGACGGAAAACCAGCTTTTACTTCTGCAAAATCAACTTGATGCCATTTCTTCCACTCTGGGGGAAACGTTTCTTCCTGAGGTTAATGATGGTCTTGAAGCGGTAAAACCGCTCCTTGAGGAAGTGAGAACGTTTGTCCGTGAAAACCCGGAGCTCGTTAAGACCATTGCTAAAATCGGTCTGGCTTTACTGACAGTGGGGGCCGCTGCAGGCTCTTTGTCCAGAATCATGAAAGTTCTCGGCGGTGTGATGAATATGACGCCTGCTAAGGGGCTGATTGCTCTTCTGGTTGGTGGCGCTTACCTCATTATTGATAATTGGGAAACCGTAGGTCCTGTCATAAAAAAAGTCTGGCACGTGGTGGATGAAACGGCGCAGGCGATGGGGGGATGGGAAACTGTTCTGAAAGCGATTGCCCTGTTTATGGCAACCAAATGGGTTGCTGACGTTACCAAATCCATTACCGCAGTGACCAGAGAGATGCGTACGCTGGGGAAGGTATCGGCAGAAACGGGATTGATGGGGAAAGGCCGCGGCTTTATCGGGAAGGCCGGGGTATATGGTTTTCTGGGAACCCTGATGTATGAGCCGGTTAAAGATACTCTGGAAAGTGTTGTTCCTGAAGATACGGTTAACTGGCTGGATAATAAAGGGCTGTTTCTGGCTTCAGACTGGACGCCTTTTTTTGATCGTAAAGAGTACGAGCAGTATCAGGCCAGCCTGAGTCAGTACAAACCCAATGTTCCGCTGTTGAATCCATCTTCTTCCATGACACAGCACAGCGAGCTGAAAGTCACGTTCGAGAATGCTCCGCCAGGTATGAAGATAATTGATGTACCGGGCAAAGCCGATCCCCTGATGAAAATCACGCACGATGTGGGGTATTCTCCATTCAGACGATAATATAACTACTTTAATCAAGTAGGGTTATTGAGTGGTAAAGTTTGTGCTGAATGTAGGAGAGAATATGAAGAAAATGTTTATATTGTTGTTGGCTGTAGGACTGCCATTAAACTCCTTTGCGAAGCCAGTAACGGAAAAGCAGCTTGCTACATACTTTATAGATAACGTTAAAACTTCAGCGGATAAGAATATAGATCTAGATGTAGAGGGAATAAATAGACTGTCTGTAATATGCCCAGCAAAGTCGGCAAGTGGAACTCTTTTAATAAAAAAAGCATCCTACGAGTTTAATAAAAGCATTGGTGCTTTTGATTTTGAAAATAACTCACAATCTGCACCATTGACTTTTATTGTACCAATTAGTGAGGATGAAAATAACTTTGACTCGGAAATTATTGGTTTCTCTTTTGCATTTAAAATGCCAAGAGGGCAATTCTTTGTTGATGTTACGAAAACAGGGAAGGTAAAGGCTGGCGTAAATATTAGTGGTGAAAGCGGAATTACTTATTCATCATGTAGAATAGATACTCATAATGTTGATTATGATCGTTAATTTTATTACCTAATAAAAAACCGCGTTTACACGCGGTTTTTATTTGAGGTGACGCCATGGATTTTTCTCATATTTCTTCGTACCTATCCTCTGATTCTCGAAGTGGCTGGCGTGAAAAGCTACTTGAAGCATCATTTCGAGGTGTGCCGTTTAAGGTTGAAGAAGAAAGTGCGGGAACCGGTCGCCGTGTGGAAACACATGAATACCCGAACCGCGACAAGCCCTATACCGAAGATCTGGGAAAAGTCACTTTCCGCCCGTCCATCACAGCTTATGTGGTGGGAGATGACTGCTTTGACCAGCGCGATCGCCTGATTGAAGCGCTGAATAAACCCGGTCCCGGCACGCTTGTCCACCCGACATATGGTGAGCTGAAAGTCTGTGTTGACGGGGAAGTTCGGGTCAGCACATCGAAAAGTGAAGGGCGTATTGTCCGCTTTGACCTGAAGTTTGTCGAAGCAGGAGAACTCTCTTACCCCACATCAGGTGCGGCGACGGCGCAGACGCTGATGTCATCCTGTTCTGCACTGGATGACTGCATCAGTGACAGCTTCAGCGGTTTCAGTATCGATGGTGTAGCGGATTTCGTGCAGAACGACGTTATCGGTAATGCCAGCATAATGCTGGGGTATGTTTCTGATGCGATGAAAGTGGTGGATTCTGCCGTATCGGATGCCGCCAGGCTGTTGCAGGGGGATATCTCGGTACTTCTGCCGCCGCCATCGTCAGGCAAAAATTTCGTTGAGCAGGTGCAGAAAATGTGGCGTACCGGGAAACGCCTTTATGGTAACGCCAGCGACCTGGTCACCATGATCAAAACGCTTTCCGGTGTCAGCCTCGGCAGCGATCTGCAACCGCGCGGCGTCTGGAAAACGGACAGTAAAACCACCGCCACGGCGACGCAGCAGCGTAACGTGGTTGCCAGCACCCTTCGTACGACCGCAATCAGCGAAGCGGCGTATGCCGTCACCCGATTGCCTGCGCCAACAACTTCCGCGGTGATGCAGAATTCCGCAGTGGGGCAGGCAACAACACCCGCGCAGAGCACTGGCTGGCCTTCCGTCACGCATCCGGCACTGAACAATGCACCGGCGGTGAAAAACACGGTTGACCTGCCGACGTGGGAAGAACTGACTGACATTCGCGACACACTGAATACGGCAATTGATAAGGAGTTGTCCCGTACAACCAGCGATGCGCTGTTTCTGGCGCTGCGCCGGGTGAAAGCAGATCTGAATGCGGATATCAACACGCGCCTTGAACAGTCTGCACGGATCATTCAGCGCACACCGGATGAGGTTTTACCCGCGCTGGTGCTGGCGGCGACCTGGTTTGATAACGCGGCGCGTGACGCGGACATTATCCGGCGTAATGCCATTACGCATCCCGGCTTTGTGCCGGTGATCCCTCTGAAGGTGCCAGTGCAATGAACGACAATGTCACGCTACGGGTAAATGGCCGGGAGTGGAATGGCTGGACATCGGTGCGCATCGGTGCCGGTATTGAACGGCTGGCGCGGGATTTCAGTGTGGAGATCACCCGCCAGTGGCCGGGAGATGAGGGCATCACTACGCTTCAGCCGCGCATTAAAAACGGTTCAAAAGTGGAGGTACTGATTGGTGATGAGCTGGTGATCACCGGCTGGGTGGAGGCGACGCCCGTTCGTTACGATGCCCGTTCGGTCAGTACCGGTATTGCCGGACGCAGTCTGACGGCTGACCTGATTGACTGTGCAGCCGAACCGACACAGTTTAACGGACGCTCGCTGGTGCAGATTGCGCAGGCGCTTGCTGCGCCTTTCGGCATTGAGGTGGTGAACAGCGGTGCGCCGTCGGGTGTTATTCCTGATGTTCAGCCTGATCACGGTGAAACGGTGATTGAGGTAATCAACAAAATACTCGGTCAGCAGCAGGCACTGGCTTACGACGACCCGCACGGCAGGCTGGTGATTGGCGGTATTGGCTCAACGCGGGCACATACTGCGCTGGTACTCGGGGAAAATATCCTTTCCTGTGATACGGAGAAGAGTATCCGGGAGCGGTTTTCAGTTTACCAGGTGGCGGGGCAGCGTGCCGGAAACGACGATGATTTCGGTGAGGCCACCACCACCGCGCTGCGGGCCCGCACAGAGGACGCATTTATTGCCCGTTACCGTCCGATGTATATCAGGCAGCCAGGGCAGGCTACGGGGGCAGGCTGTATTGCCCGTGCGGACTTTGAAGCCCGGCAACGGGCGGCGCGGACGGATGAAACCACCTATGTGGTGCAGGGCTGGCGACAGGGTAACGGTACGCTGTGGCAGCCCAACCAGCGGGTGATTGTCTTCGATCCGGTCTGTGGTTTCGACAATACCGAACTGCTTGTCTCGGAAGTCACGTTTACTCAGGACCAGAACGGCACCCTGACGGAAATCCGTGTCGGCCCGCCTGATGCTTATCTGCCTGAACCCGAAGATCCCGGCGCGCGGAAAAAGAAAAAAGCCAGAGTACAGGAGGACCCGTTCTGATGAGGACGATTGAAGCCATGCAGCGACAACTTCTCGGCCTGATTGGGCGGGCAGTGGTGAAAAGCATCAGTGCCGCCACGAAATGTCAGACCGTGGATGTGTCCCTGATTGCCGGTGAACCCAAAGCCGGGGTTGAACATCTTGAACCCTACGGTTTTACCGCAAGGGCAAACAGCGGTGCGGAAGCGGTGGTGTTGTTTCCGGATGGCGACCGTTCTCATGCGGTGGTTGTTACGGTGTCGGACCGGCGCTACCGCCTGAAAGGGCTGCAGACGGGTGAGGTGGCTGTCTATGACGATCAGGGGCAGTCTGTGACGCTGACCCGGGAGGGGATCGTGGTGGACGGTGCAGGTAAAACGATCACGTTTCGCAATGCGCCCAGAGCACGTTTTGAAATGGACCTTGAAGTGACCGGACAGGTGAAAGACCTGTGCGACTCCGGCGGCACTACCATGTCAGCGATGCGGCTTGCCTATAACGGGCATCGTCACAGAGAGAACGGTCAGGGCAGTAACACCGACAAACCTGATAAAGCGATGGAGGCATGATGGAACTGTGGCTGACGGTGAACGGTAAACGCACCTGCGCCAGCGCACCGCTGGATCCGCTGACCCGCGCCGTGGTGATTTCCCTGTTTACCTGGCGGCGGGCGGAGCCTGATGACAACGCCGACGTCCCGATGGGATGGTGGGGGGATACCTGGCCTGCGGTACAGAATGACCGTTACGGCTCCCGACTGTGGCTGCTTCAGCGCAGCAAACTGACCAATCAGCTGGTGCAGACGGTAAGGGGGTATATCCGCGAATGCCTGCAATGGATGATTGATGACGGCGTGGTGTCCCGTATTGATCTGGATATCCGCCGCACCGGGATTAATGAGCTGGGTAACAGTATCACCCTCTGGCGTCGTGACGGACCGGTAATGATTTCTTTTGATGATCTGTGGAGTGCGATAACGCATGGCGGACAGTGAATTTCAGCGCCCGACGCTGGCAGAAAATATCAGTATGCTCCGTAACGATTTATTCGCCAGGCTGGACGTCAGCGACACGCTCCGGCGCATGGATGAAGACGTGCGGGCAAAGGTGTATGCGGCGGCGCTGCATACGGTTTACGGTTACATCGATTATCTGGCAATGAACATGCTGCCTGACCTGTGCGATGAGTCCTGGCTGGCGCGACATGCTGCGATGAAACGGTGTCCGCGCAAGGGGGCCACGGCTGCCAGTGGGTATATGCGCTGGGAAGGTGTCAGCGATGGCCTGAAGGTGACCGCCGGGAGCGTGATTCAGCGCGCTGACCTGGTTCAATACACGGCAACTGCTGATGCAACCAGCTCCGGTGGTGTCCTGCGCGTGCCGATCACTTGCTCAAGTGCAGGCGCGGTCGGTAACGCTGACGACGGTACGGCATTAATCCTGGTCACGCCGGTGAATGGTCTGCCGTCTTCCGGTGTTGCAGATACCCTGACTGGCGGATTCGATACTGAAGATCTGGAAACGTGGCGCGCCCGCGTCATTGAGCGGTATTACTGGACGCCTCAGGGCGGGGCTGACGGGGACTATGTCGTCTGGGCTAAAGAAGTGCCCGGCATTACCCGCGCATGGACATACCGTCACTGGATGGGAACGGGAACTGTCGGTGTGATGATTGCCAGCAGTGACCTGATTAATCCCATTCCGGAAGAATCAACGGAAACGGCGGCAAGACAACATATCGGGCCACTGGCCCCGGTGGCAGGCTCTGATTTGTATGTGTTCAGGCCGGTGGCGCATAAAGTGGATTTTCATATCCGCGTGACGCCGGACACACCGGAAATACGGGCTGCCATCACCGCCGAGTTGCGTTCGTTCCTGCTGCGTGATGGTTATCCGCAGGGAGAACTGAAGGTGTCACGTATCAGTGAAGCGATTTCCGGTGCGAACGGGGAATACAGCCATCAGTTGCTTGCACCGGCGGACAATATCTCCATTGCAAAAAATGAACTGGCGGTTCTGGGGACGATTTCATGGACGTGACAAACGATGATTACATCCGTCTGTTGTCGGCACTGTTGCCACCCGGTCCGGCGTGGTCAGCCAGAGATCCGGCGATTGCCGGTGCGGCACCGTCATTAACCCGCGTTCATCAGCGTGCGGATGCCCTGATGCGGGAGCTGGATCCGCGCACCACCACTGAACTGATAAACCGCTGGGAGCGTCTGTGCGGTCTGCCGGATGAATGTATTCCGGCGGGAACGCAGATCCTTCGCCAGCGTCAGCAACGGCTGGATGCGAAGGTTAACCTGTCGGGCGGCATCAACGAGGATTTTTATCTTGCACAGCTTGCTGCCCTGGGCAGGCCAGATGCCACCATCACGCGATACGACAAAAGCACCTTCACCTGCTCATCGGCCTGTACTGACGCGGTGAATGCGCCGGAATGGCGGTATTACTGGCAGATCAACATGCCAGCCGCCACCAACACCACCTGGATGACATGTGGCGATCCCTGTGATTCCGCGCTGCGTATCTGGGGCGACACCGTTGTCGAGTGTGTGCTTAACAAACTCTGCCCGTCGCATACCTACGTAATTTTTAAATATCCGGAGTAATCCATGCATCGCATAGACACTAAAACCGCGCAGAAGGATAAGTTCGGCGCGGGTAAGAACGGTTTTACTCGTGGTAACCCCCAGACCGGCACACCTGCCACCGATCTGGATGATGACTACTTTGATATGTTGCAGGAAGAACTCTGCAGCGTGGTGGAGGCATCCGGTGCCAGCCTGGAGAAAGGGCGGCATGACCAGCTGCTTACCGCACTTCGTGCGCTGCTGTTAAGCCGCAAGAATCCGTTTGGCGATATCAAATCGGATGGCACTGTGCAAACGGCTCTCGAAAACCTTGGTTTGGGAGAAGGCTCTGCATTACCTGTTGGTGTCCCTGTTCCGTGGCCTTCCGCCACTCCGCCAACAGGCTGGCTGAAATGCAACGGTGCGGTTTTTTCTGCTGAAGAATACCCGGAA